CTCTAAACTCTTTGTGTCTTTTTATATTACGAATGTGTATATCCGCAATGTGATAAATTCTCTTTAACCTCATATATTATTTAGTTTGGATAGAACTAAGTCATCCCATCCAGTTTGTTTTGCTCCCTTTAGGAGTTCGTTTACTTTTTTAAATCCCATTTCACCAGCATCCTTATCAGTTGGTATAATGTTACGAACTTTAATTCCGTTCTTTAAAAAGTAATCAGTATGTTTAGTTGAATCTGCAATAGCATCTGAATCTAACATAATAGTTACTTCCTTAACACCTTTCTCTATAATCTTATTCTTTAATTTACTTAATAAAAACTTACCAAGTAAAGGAATACAATTTCTTTTAATTGAGAATGAATCAAATACACCCTCACATAAAGTAATGGGTTCATTCCAATTGATTTGATTATCAAACACAATTACATCTCTATTAACCGGCGGATTCTTATACTTCATTCGTTCTTCTTTGTAATATGAACGAGCTACGAAGTAATTTAAGTCACCATTCTCATCATACGAAGGTACAATGATTCTGCCAAAGTATAATCCATCAGAACAATATCCGATGTTGTATTTAACGATATCAGCTTGAGTAATTCCTCTTTCTTTAAGGTAGTTAATAGCTTGATTATATTCAGGTTGGAATCCATTTGGTTTGAAGTGTAATTGTTTGAATTCTGATGGTAATTGTAGCTTAGCTACATACTCATCTTTGTCAACTAATGTATAATCATCCTCACCATAGATATCTTTCAATCTATTGAGGTCTCTTATATCTACATTGAGTTTGCGAAGAAGGGATTGAATACTCCTACCCTTAGAATCACATACCCAGCAGTGCCATCTTTGGGTATCTAAGTTTACTTGAAGTTTTTTCTTATGGTGATTACAAAATGGACAATGGTGAGCCTGCTCATTTCCCTTTAAGGATGAACCTACACCCAATGTGGTGTCTAAAATGTTAATGACCGTTAGTTTATTCTTCCCAAATAGCATAAATGGTATATTCTATACAAATATACGAAAATTATGGGAATTTGCCAAATTAATGGTTAGAATTCTTTACATCGTAAAGGAAATCAGCTAAAAACTGCATTTTTGCTGCAATTGGAGCTTTTGGTTGGTTTGCTTCCAACATTCCTTTAAGGTCTACTAAAGATGCAGCTGCTATTTGTAGTGCATCATCTTTTGCGTTTAAATAAGCTTCGGAGATTCCGTACTTATGAGCGATTTCAGGTATTGTCATAACTTTAGTTTATAATATCCCTACGGAAGAATTTTCCCATAAGGTTTTCGTTTATTGCTTGTTCGTTGGCAAGTACATCGTAATGAAACTGCCATTTAATTTCGTAATATGATAAGGATTTCTTTGAAAAACAAAATTGAATTATTTCTCTTTCAAAGTATTCAGCGTTTCCAGCTTTTACTTCTGCTTTAATCCATTCGTTAGATGAGTAATATTTTTCCCAATCAGATGCTTTTTTTACAACTCTTTTACGAGTCTTTCCCTTAAGGGGTTTTAATCTTCTGGTTTGAGATAAGGATTTCTTTCCTATATAAAATCTATTAGTTCTAGTATCAACTATTTTATAGACAAATCCAACCGCACCTTCAGGTGTGTTTTCTTCTGTAACAATATTTCCATTAAATTTCCAACTCATTGATTATCTTTTAACCGAATCAGAATACTTCTTTTGATTCAAAGTACCACCTCTAGCTTTAAGAAGTTTCTTTTCATCTTTAGCTAAGTTCAAACCACCATCTGGTTCAATTGGTGTTTTATCTTTACCTTTACTATCAATTGTACCTGTTTTAGGTCCAGTAGTTCCGTATAATTCTAGTATGCTAGCCATTTTATTTTATTTTGTTTACTAATATAAATATAACACTATGTGTCAAAACGAATAATAAAGTTTACCGGATAATCAGGTAAGGACTTAATTGGTTGTGGTAATTTAGCTACTGCAACCATATTTAACTCATTATCATACAATGCAATTGTCGTAATCATTGGTGCTAAAAATGAACCAGTCTGGTCTAAAGAACTACTTGCTTCATATTGATTAAAAGCACCTTTAACCCATTTTATACCAGCATCATAAAAAGATGAAGTAACCAAATCTCCAATTTTAGTAGAACCCGGTCTTTGCATTATATGAGTATAAAGCCTACCACCATCTTCATACACTGCCGAAGGGTTTTGTGAATAATTAAATTCACTTTCTAATACTGGAATGAATACTTCGTTTTCAAATATTGTTTTTGTTGAACGAAAGTTTAAAGTAAATTGAGATAATACAGAACCGCTAACTATATCTTTTGCTACCACTATTAATCCTCTATCATAAAATATGTTTCCCTTAATATTACTACCAGAATCAATAAGATTTGAATACCCATCATCTGTATATGTTCTTGCTAATTGTTCATCTTCCAATACAACAGTACCAACTTTTATTCCCTCACCATAATATATTTGTGGAATAGAAAATACAGCTATATTATCTTCCAAAATCCTTTCATTGGTTGATGCATATGAAATTCTCCTACCAACTTCTGTTAAAATTGATGATGTTGATGGATTTGTATAGAATTGTGATTTTATAGATGCATAAATTACTTTTTTATTAAATCCGTGGCTTTTTGCATCATTATCAATATCAACTAATGTATTAACACCATTTGTACCAAATATTGGATATATATCATTTTCATCTAATGTCCATTCCTTATAAACCTTCATTGGTCTAGTAATTACATCAGATTTTGGAATTTCTTTAATCATTTAGTCTTCCGATTTGTATATAAATATTGGTTAAATGAAAAACCCCCAATGAAGGGGGTTTTCTTTATTATGTTTCTAATTAATTTAGAATGATAATTTAACTTTGATTAAAACTTCCTTATCAAAAGATTTAACAATTGGTTGTGAAGTCTTAGCTATTGCAACTAATTCGTTTGAATCATTTAATAAACCCACAGTTGTAATATAAGTTTGAGGGTCAGTATTAAATGAAGTTTCAGTAAATGTACCATCAGCTGCTAAGTAAGTAGGGTTGTTAGAATAGTTAAATTCTCTATTTGTTGCTCTTACAAAGAAATGTTGTGTAGATACATTTTCAGTTCTTCTTGCTTCAAAATCACCACCTTTTTTAATTGCGTAGTATAATAACTTATGATTGTATGCATCATGTGTTGTTGCAATTCCACCCTGTAAACTACCGGTATTTGGAAATCCAACTTCACCAACATTACCAACTACGTTTCCTATTGCCTTAGCGTTAAGAACTATAATACCTCTATCAGGATAAAATTCTCCAAATCCTTCTCCTGTTGCCGAATATCCTGCTTTTAAATCCGTAGCTATATCTGCCGAATGTTTAATCGTTGCTTCACTTTGAGTTCCTAATTCCAGTGAACCAGAAACTACTTTAAATACATTACCAGCTAATCCCAAAGTATCACCAAATTTCTTACCACTATTATCAATAAATGTAAATAAGCCATTAGAACCAGAAACTTTTAATGACCAGTTACCAGCATCCATTTTTTCTCTATATCTGTTTCTAGCTACATTAATGAAATAAACTCCGTTTGCATCGGTTGAAATTGTAGAACTATTATCAAATTTGAATTTAGAAACAGTTGGTTCTAATAACATTGATTTATACTGAGCGTATGTTGATTTAGTTGGTAACAATGCGTTATCATCTAAATCCAATCTAACAGAACCACTTCCATCAACATGTCCATATGCCACAGCGAATTGAATTTCTTCATTATCTGAAAGAGATGGGTCAAGATCTAATACATTGTAATAATATTTCCCACTAGCTGCTGTTGTTTGAGATGATGCTGTATATACTGATGTCAATGAACCAGAATCATTACTCCACAATCCTGTTGTTACTACTTCTATTTTAGCGTTTACTTTATCAAATTCACCAAATCTTTTGTAAAGACCTGTACCAGTTGTTCCAGTAGTTGCAATTTGCTGAGTAGCTGGTAGAGCTGAATTTAGTAATTGTACTATCGCATTTGAATCAATTGTACCAGTGTTAGCCAATGCTGCAATCTGCGAAGTTATATTTGGGTTTGTTATTTGTGCCATTTTCTTATTTCTATTTTATTTTATACAGATTGTTTGTATGTTATGATTACAGGTATAGTTTGAGAACCTCCAGTTTCATTACCAAATACAGTTATTGTTGTTGATACATCAATTGTTAAGTTTGGATTTGGAGTAAATCTAAATTCTAAACCAGTAACTACTTGCGCAGTTGTTGTAATTTCATCGCCCAAAAATACATTTGTAGTAGTAGCAGATGCTGTTTTACTTACAGTCAATGTACCAGCTCTTTGGTCTGCCAATACCATTGTGTATCCACCATTTGTATTTCCAGCAGGAGATGTTGTTGGAGTTAATCCCACACCACCTTCTAATTGAGTTGCACTAACTTGAGTTACACCTAATTTAACAGTTGGTATTTGAGTAGTTCCTTTTGGAAGGGTTACTAACTTATATCTTAATACTTGAGTTTCATCAGGTGAAGCTTCCGTAATAGGAATTGCTCTGATTGCTGAATCATAGTATGCCGAACCCTTTGGATGTGCTGGTTCATAAAGCGTATAATCAATTTCATCATCACCTAAAGCGAACTTTGTAATGTTTAATGATTGTCCAGATGCTAATTTTTGTCTTCCTTTTTTTGTAAGGATTGCATCTACCGTAATTTCTGTGTTATCTAAATATGCCATTTGATATTGTTTTTTATCTATATTCTATAAATATAACTAATTTTTATTTTCAAATTAATCTACTTCAAGTATTGGTTCACCACTACCTCTACCTGTCTTAGCCACTTTAAGGATATTAGGATTGGTAGTAAATGTTTCTACTGGGTCCAAACCATCAGGTGTAGTTGCTGCTGTTTGTTGAGAACCTTTCCAAAATGAACGAATCATACCCTCACCTAAATTATTTTTGTATCTATAATGTGTTGGGAAATATCCATTTAGTGCAGTAACTTCAACTACTTCATTACCAATAGATATACTACCACTATAAGGTAGTGTTGATACTTTATATTTGTAGTTGATAACTGATACCTTTTCATATTTTTGAGCTTCACCTAAAAGAGCTCCATTAGTTGGCCAGCCTTTTACTAATGTATTTATTTTTTGAGTGTATTGCTCTTTTACTAAAAAAATACTTTTTCTACTTCCAGAAGTTGGATGATAATTTCCAAATAATGGGTCATAGTTACTAACTATACCAGTACCATGTTTAGCATATAATCCAAATCCCCTATTTGCTAAAGAATCTTTATCCATACCAATTTCAGTAAATGTAAATGAATCAGCTTCTCCAACCAAACTTGCCCCAGTAGGACATTGAATGAATGTATCATAAAAAGGAGCGCTTGATTCAAATGTAATTATTTCAGATGTATCTATTATTGTATCATAATTTTGATTAGTTCCCTCAAATACGATTACTTCATTTGCATCAATTGTAGTTTCTTCATTACTAATATCACTTGTAAGTAATACTACTTCTTCTGCGTTTATATGTGCATCTTTTGGAATTGATTCACTTTCTAATATATAATTTTTATTAGTATCTATTGAAGTTTCAAAATCATTTCTTAAAGATTCCGGTTTAGTCCAACGAGTCTTACTTCTTTCTAAATAGTGAGGTTCTATTAGTAAACCTTTAACTATATTTGTTCTAGCCGGTGCTAAATCCGATAATACCTCAAATAAAGATTTATCAATGTATTTAATTAATCTTATATATTCATAGATATCTCTATTATCTAATCTTTCAAAATAATAATGTCTTAATGTATCTAATTGAGAATATGTATCTTTATATTCATCACCAGCATCTCCAATATAGTTATCAATATTAAAATCACCAAATGCTTTTAGGATATCCATATTCAACTCCTTAATTGGAGAGAAGAATAATCCCAAACGATTTGAATCTATTGGAGCTCTATCAAATGATTTTTGAGTTGCTCTAACTTTATAAGATAAATCTCTACCAGGCATTAAACTTGATGATTCAAAACGAATTTTATTAGAATAATTAAATCCTAAAGATGGAACAGTTGCTGTTACAGTTCTATCATATGGTACATACTGATATGGATATACCGATGCTGAATACATATTACTTGCAAATGCAAATGGTTCTCCATAGTTATCACTAATAGCTACGTTTTTAATTCCTATATTTTCAGTTATGGTTCTATTTTTTGGATATTCAAAATCCAATCTGAACATTAAATCTTTTGTGGATGAATCAAAATCATTACCATTTATTGCATCAGGAAATAAAGTATGGTTTTCAAATTTACTTCTTTGTAAAGGAACAGTCCAAAAACGAAACTCATCCAATTCACCAGCATATCCTTTACCACCCACTACTAAATTTGGCTTTGAACCCGTCCATTGAGAATCATTATACATCATAGACATACTAACCGAAGTTATAATTCTATTTCCATCGGATGTACCTAACCAAACCTCATACCAAGAAGATGAATCAGGATTATTGTGTCTATTGATTGCTACGTTTGAGTAATGTTCATTTGAAAGTGGAAAATCTAAACTTCCTGTTTTTAAATCCGGTCCAAATGCGTACTCACCATCTTCACCAGAATAATATACACTTGAAATTATCACAGATGGTGTAAATGAACTTGTATAATTATATGTGAAAGGACTTCCAGTTATAGCACTTACAAATGGAAGAGCTGTATCAAAGTATGTACTATTGGAATCATTGCCACCAAAATTTAATTCTAATTTATAAAAAGAACCAGTTGTATTAACCAAATCTAAAGTAAATTCACTTCCAGATATTAATGTTGCTACAGAATCAATACTGCCAGAAGGTCTTATTCTAAATTCAATACAATTTGGATAATCCAATGTTGCACCTACACTATGCCAAGGTACTATTATACTAGATTCCTCTCTTAATAATATTGCGGCCGTTCTATCATCAAAAGTAAATTTTGAACTGCCACCTTTTGTCGGGTCTTGCGGTCCACCAAATTCCATTATTGTCAACATAGATTGAGGAACACCATAACAAGCCATAATAGCTTTCATAGCTCTAGCAGTACCTTTATGTTTCAATAAGTATGGTAAGTTATTTAATATTCTTCTCCAAACCTCATCGTTTGCATCTGCCAATGGCATTCCATATTTTTGGAAACCATCTTTGTAAGTACCAAACGCATACTCCCATATTAATTCAGAATTAAATGCTCTTTTAGCATTCCAACCAAATGATTCCAATAAAGAATGAACCAAATTATTTGAGAATCCATTTACTTGCTTATGCTCTAACACTTTAGTCTTTGATAAATTATTTATATAAACCCAAAGAATATCAAAGTGGTGTCCTATCATATCTAAAAATACTAAGAAGTCATTATTGTTATAATCTTCTTTTATAAATTCAGGTATATTGTTTACTAAATAATTTGGGTTATATTTATCATATTCTGAGGATAAATCTATTAATGTATTATACCATGCTATTGTAATTGCATGTGTTGTTGCTCTTAATTTATAATATGGTAATCCAGTCAATGGATTTGCTTCTGCTGTTTTTGGATATGCTAAATCGTTTGTTGATTTATATAAGAAATTTTCAAATCCATCAAATCCCCTAATTAAAGAATTTATAGTATCTAATACTTTCTTAGCTTCACCAGCTTGAGATACACCAGCAAATTGTTGAATTTCCCATTGAATATCAAATAGGCCATCTTCGGTAATAGTTTGATATCCATCTTGCGTTAATAATCCACCATCAAATGCGCCGTATGGTGGAATAAATGTTGGTGATATTAAACCTTCATATTTTTCTTTATAAGTTTCTAATAATTGTATTTTATAAAAGAAATTATTAGCTCTTTCTTCTACAGAACTAAAATTTGTAAAATTTGAAAATGTATAATCAGACCCACTAACATATTGTATATTTAATTTAGTAGTATCTATACCAGTACTTTCTAAAAATCTAGTTACTAAATCATTTGATGTAGTAGAACCACTAGCTATTAAATCATCATAAACTTGATAAGCAATACCATTACTTTGTTCTAATGTAAAATTAGGTCCTTTTAATGGATTACAATATATTTCATCAATACCATTAATAGTTATTGTTTCAACTATTGGTTGTGATTGTAATTTAGAAATCCAAACTTGTTCATTTGGTTGGATTGATGTAGGTAATGGTTCGTATAACTTTAATATCAAAGAAGCTTCACTACCAACCCAAGTTGTAATTACTTTTGTATCACCATTACCAATATGTAATAAGTGCGTTAAATATTTTGATGTTTCGTTTTCAAAAATTTTAGAATCAAATTGAGAAATAAATCCATCTGCAATTCTACTAATAGCAACATTTCTTGGTATTGTTAAATCTCCTTTATCAAACTTAATATTAATAAATTCCTCCTTACCAACTACAACTTTATATCCACTTTCGTTGTATGGTACTAATTTTAAAGTAATATTTATTAAATCATCAGTTTCAGAAACTTGAGTGCCATCTAATTTTAATAACTCTTGAAAATTTAAATTTACTACACCAGCTGCAGTTGCTCTTATAAATCTATCACTACCAACTTTATATATCTTTACATAATCGGTATTTACAGATTCATAACTTATTACAAAATTTACATCAGTTCCAACAAAATCTGGTCCTTTTAATAATGATGGGTATTTTATATTTCTAATATCAGGTACACCAACATACTGCTCACTATTAACATTTATTGTCAATTCAAGCTTCTCACCATCACCATCCGCACCTGAAGGTACTAATATTAATTTATAGTTTCCAATTGTAGAAAATGCTTTAGCTGGTATAATAATTACTGCACTTTTTGATTCCGCTGATGGACGATTGAAAAGAGATACTCCGGATGTAGCTAAGTTTGAAAATGTAAATGTTTGATTATTTATATAAGCAGTAATCTTTGATGTATTACCACTTTTACTTAATCCTATCGGATAATCTGCTTTTGAATTTAAATTGTATTTTCTATTTGGCTCTGCATTATTTAATGCTAATGTTGGTTTGGTTACTATTTTTGTTACAAATATTTCAGAAATAATACCAATATTATAATTTGCATTATTTAAATCAATTGTGGTGGATAAACTATCTTCATTAGATTTAGCCTCTAATGTTTTTTCTTTATATACATCAGATTTTACATTTATAGTTTTAATTCTATAATTTTTTAAATCAGCTGATTGTATAATAGCTTTACCCCCATCTGGTATTGCTATTTTATTATTTCCACTTTTTAATACTATTGCTTCTCCAACAGTTAATACACCTTCAGAATTTACTATATTAGTTATTACACTAACAGATGCATCAGGACCATTTAAATCAATTAAAGTAAATTTTAATAATGGTTCATCTGGTATTATTTGCCTTTCTAGGTTAAATAAAATAGTATTTGAATATTGTCCATCGCTAAAAGTTATATATGATTGCTCAACATCATCTATATATTTTTTTATATTTATAGTATATAATAATTCTTCTGAATATTCTAAACTAGCTATTGGTACGTTGGGTAAACTAGTAAAAATATTTTGCGTATCCATTCCACTATTATTTCCCAATAACTGAGCTGCCGTATTATAATTTAGATTTCTATTATAATTTGGATTCGTTACTACAGATACTATGTATTTATCACTTGAAACATATCCATCTTTTTTTAATTTAATTTCCGTATCTCCTTTTAATAATAAATTGCCAGTTGATATTGTAATTGTATTATTTGTTTTTTTAGATATAGATTCGCCATTTACAATAATATCTGCATCTTTTACATTTGAATCTACATTTATAATATATGATTGATTAGATAGTACAGTATTTGGTGTGTTTGTTAATATTACATTTCCAGTATCAGCAGACGTGATACTTCCACCACCACCACCGGTTACAACATCTCCATCAATTATTATATCTTCTACTGCTCTCATTTTTTTATTTTTGTGCTTTACCCCTTTCTACATCGGACCTAATTCTACCATCATTTCCATCATATCCATCATCTAAGAAACCACCACCTCCACCGCCGCCAGTTCCACCACCACCACTATCAGGTGGAGGTATATAATCCGGCTCATCATCAGGTGTTATTATTTTAATATCTATTGGTTCTTCCTCTGGTAATTCAATTTTAATTTGCTTTTCCAACTCCAATTGAATGTCTGTTTGTGTTAGTGTTTTAGATTCTCCAACATTTACAACAGGAGATGTAGTATCTACTAATGTATCAGATTCTAATGATTGTAGTACATTTCCCACTGTATCCATAGATTCATTTATCCCAGAATCAAATGTTGTTGCTGTTTTAATATCTTGCTTTGATAAATAGTATTCTATTGTACTAACTAAAATTGTTTTACAAATTTCTATAATTTCAGTTTTTGATAATTCAATTTTTGTTTTTTTATTACTAGGTTTACCATAATTTATATTTTTTAAATCAGATATCCTATTTGTAAATTCATACGTTGAAGCTTCTAAAAATTTATTATGTATTGTTGTTATAAATGTATCAAAATTTTTTATTTTAAATTCACCAATCATTTTGTTCAACCACTTTTCAGAATACTTTCTTTTCATAAATGAATTTATTGTAGTTGGTGTAATTGCTTCTACAAAATTAAAAGAAGAATTTATAGTATCATCTCTAAATTCACCTCCCATCATAAATAAAGAAAATCTATCTTCCAATTCTTTGTTTATATTATTTGCATCTCTTATAGGAAATAATCTAACTTCTGTTCTAGATGGGGATATTTCAGATATCCAAAGTTTATCATTATTTATCTCACTTCCAACTCTTTTATTAATAAGAGTTATTTGTGTTTTAAAATTTCCATTATTATATCCAGCTTCTCTTAACAATCTTTCAACATCTATAAAATATTCATTTGGTAATTTATATTTTTGAAATTCAGTACCTTCTGCTATTAAAAAATAATCTTTTATATTATCAGTTGTCAATGGTATATATCTAACTAAATTACCGTCTTTTTGCGGTAGTTGATTATCATTTATATCATATATAATAAATTCAATACAATCGTTTTGTCCTAATCCAAAAAAAGACTGAATATCTCCGTTTTCAAATATTTTTCTATCATTTGAATTAACACGATATCCTTTGTTATCTAATATTTCTTTGAATGTTTTTATTGCCATAATTGTAATCTATTAATATTTGTATATATGTACAGTAAAGTCTTTATTTTCAGTTTTAGTTCCATCTGATATTATTATACTAAATGTAAAATCATATTCTGCTGGCTTTCTTTTTCTTCTCCCACCTTTAAATCCTTTGAAGTATGCAGATGGTACTTTTAAATCAAATCTTTTAGTATCACCTGCTTTTATTGTAACAGGCAATGCAAATCCAAAATCCCAAATAGATTGATTACCAGCTCCTGAAAATTTAATATCAACAGTTATTTCTTTTTTTCCAGTTAATCCAGAAGATGCAATTACTTCAAAATAAGTTCTGAATGTTTTTGAATAATCATTACCCGGAGGTCCAAATCCGTTGGGTGGTGCACCGGCACCATTATAATCCATACCAATCATTTTTGGAGTACTTTCTTTCGTAGGGTCACCTTTATCAAATAATATACTTGCTAATTGTCCAGTTGAAACTGCTCCTGCTGCTATTGATTGTTCTTTTGCAGATGCTGCTATTCTTAACGCACTCAACTCTTGCTCCAATGATTGGTTTCTAGCATACAAAGATACTCTTTGAATTGCTTCAGATGTACCTTTTTGAATTGAATTTTGTAATTCAGTAATAGTACTTGAAATTTTTGTTGTTAATTGCCCAGTTTGATTTTGTGATGCTGCTAAGTTTAAATCTTTTAAATCCAATTGTACTTTTAAACTTTCTGATACAATTTCCACATCCTGCACCTTTGCTCTCAAATCCAATACAGTTCTATTTAAAGTAACTACTTGTACAGTTAAATCAATTACCGATTGAGTTGCTTCATTGTATATTGGTCTTGGAACTCTATCATCAAATGGCGGTGGTTCTGGCGGTAGTAACTCAAAAATTCTAGTATCAATAGATTTAACTAATTCTACTTCATTGTATTTCGGTTTTACTAATTTTCCAGAAATAACACCATCTTCATTATTAGTTTGTTCAAATGTATGGACACCAAAAGTATTTTTACTAGTAATTGCGTTTGAACCACTAATCAAAAGTTCACTTATTAATTGTTCATTTTGTAATCCTGTCTTTGCCATTATTAATTTTTAACTAAACTAAATGTAGTATCATTATCAAAGTATTCAACACTTCCGTTATTGTCTATTTTAAATTCTATTTTGTAAACTCTATTAGCTTCCCAATTTGAAAAATTAACTTTTATATAATTTCCATTAGAATCACAACTAATTTTAGAATAATCGCTAAATGGGATTATAATATCATTAGATGCATAATCTTTTATTTGATAATAGGTTGTAGTTGGTAAATATTTTGAAGTTGAATATCCAAATGTATCTGAAAATGTTTTTATCGGATATAACTCTCTACCAAAAATTTGTATCTTTGCAATAGTACCTACTTTATATTCTTTTTTCAAATTAGTTACACCAACTTTAATATCATTTGCAGTTAGTGCTGCCAATGAACCAGTAGAAAATACTGAATCATCCCAACCTATTCTTATTTTTGGTTGATATATAGTATGCGTTTCCTTACTAAAGAATTTTAAAATTCCATAATCAGCAGTATCACTTTCATTTGTATTTGAGTATTTTAAAATAATACCATCGTTTGGAATTGAGCTACTTACAAAAGCTCTTAACAATGATATTACATTCATATTAATATCCGTAGTTTGGTAACTAAATGTTTGAGATGCATTATACGTTGTGTACCATGTCCCACCACCTCCATTATTAATACTAGCGGTTGTATTTGTTTCAAAATTATTTTGTAACCACTCTAACGAACTATCACCCTCTCTATAATTCCAAGTTACACCTTGCGTTGATATATTATCAAATCTAGTACCAGTACCCATTTCCCAACTTCCAGAAATTGGATTTGCATATATAGTGTATTCTAATGGAATTTCTTCACTTTTAGTTTCTTTTAGTATCAATTCAGCTACGCTCATTGAAATACTATTATTAGAAATTGATGCTGATATATACCCTACATCAAATTTAAGTAGAGCATGAGATACATCTTTGATGTTTCCATAATACACTTTACTTATTTCCAATATCTCATCTAAACCAGTATTTTGATTTGGCTGTTGTAAGTAAACCGATGCATCTTTTGATGCTGTTAAAAAATAGTATGCCATTATTTTACTCTGCCTTTTATGTCTGCATCAGGAAACTTAATTTCAAAAATTGAAGGGTCTAAAGATGGATATACAATCTTATCTTTAGTTGCCGCATCTATATTATATGAATTTGAAGAATACTTTCCAGCACATTTGTTTGTTATTATAACTTTTGGAACTGATGAAACTCCTTCAACATTTGCTATTAATAATTCAACTTCGCTCAAATTAATAGTTTGATTAAAAGACCAATTATTAATATTAAAATAATCTTTCAACTCAATTATACATTTTGTCAATACTTCACTTTTATTGTAGTTTCCAAAAACAACTATTTCAAAATCAATACCGATATTAATTACAAATCCATCATTAATATTAATACCATCTGTTAATAATCTATATTCATTTAAATATGTTTTAAGATTTTCTTTAACTGCTCTATTAAGATTAGTAAGATGTCCATTTATATCATATCCTAACAAATAAAGATTAATTGCAAATGGATTATTTTTTTCATTTTCATTTGCAGTTTTACCAATTAAATATTTAGTAATATCTGCTTTTACACTTCCTTCTGTTGGTTCTTGTGAATCTGGTTTATTAACAAAACTCATAACTAAATCAGTAAACTCTTGTAAATGATTAGGCGATGCTAATATGGATGCCGGTGAGTTATTATCCAATGTACCATCAGCCACAGCATATGCTTTTGCAATTCCACCATACTTTGAAGGTAATGATAATACTCTAATTTGATAATCTTTTGCAGTAACAGCCCTATTTTGAGCTCCAAAGTTTGCTAATGAGTTTTGTCTAATTTCTTCTAATGTTTCACCATCCCTACCTCCAGTAGCTGGAATTTCATTATCAACAGCTACAGAATTTTTTATAGTATTATATGTTATTCTATCCGCATTGTTAAAAGCTGATATATCATCATCAAATTCTATTCCTGTTATTTTTGTTAATTGCCCTTGCGATATATTGGATGCAACACCACCACCAACATAATACTTTACAGTTATTGTTGTATTTGATGGAGATGTACCATATGTTTTTGTTTTTAAGAAGTTTGTTGGGTCAAATGATTCTTCTAATCTACTAATAGAATTTGGTAACCCCAATCCAACATTTTTTAAATTAGGAATTAATTGCTCATCAGATGCAGTTGGGTCACCAGCTCCGAATTGAATAGTTGTTGTACTATCTTGATTTATTTTAGTAGTAAATCTTTTTGGAGTCTTAATTGTTTTTAAAATATATGGTACTGTTGATTTAAATTGATATAAATCTTGGTCATTTGCTTCTGTATTTGGATAATCTATAAATACCATTTCTTGTGCCAAATATGGAACTTCATAATATTTGTTACCATTTGAATCTCTAACATCATATATAGAAATTATATTAGTATCTTCTAAATCAATTTTTTGAAAAGATTCATAATCGCCAAAAGATACCTCTTTTTGTTTTACAACAGCAGATATTACTTGTACATATTTTTTAATTAAATAGAATATCGGTTCTCCAGTATTTGCATCTCTTTCATACACAGTAATTTCTCTATCCGTTGCATCTTCAAAATCAACAAGATTAGTTGTCCTAAATTCAATATCATTAGTTGATTGTACCGCTAATCCTTCTTTAATTCTTAAATAAAATTTTGAATCAGGTTTATTATTAAATCCACTTCCAATTGATGGAACTAACTGATATATAGATAATGTAGATATTGCTGGTGCAGTAACTTTTGGTTTATATCCTAAAAATTGTGCCAATGCTAACATACTTTGTTCATCTTCTGCATATGGCATTAAAGATTCTTTTAAAGTATCATCAATATAATATCCTAACACATCACCAATATAAGATGCCATTTCAATAAACATCATACCAGGTGAAGTTTCATTAAAATCAGAATATGTTTTTGGAAAATATGTTTTAGAAAATTCTATAAGATTAGCTCTAAAGCTGGAGAAGTCTTTGTTAAGATATTTTATATCCTTTCCTTTATTTTTAAAATTTCTATTTGTAGTGTTTATTGCCATAGTAATTATGCTTGGATGTTAAATGATAGAGTTTCTAAATTAACATTATTTTGTATTCTAAATCTCAAAGAAACATTTACTTGATTACTATCTTTGAATTCATTTGTTTGCTCTATTGATATATCTTCAATTGTTACAAATGGTAACCAAGTTTCCATTGAACTGTTTATTGTATCTTCTATCTTTTGAGCTAAATCTTCATCATTCATTTCAAATAATAATTCTTGCATACCACTACCTAAATTTGGTTGCATTAACCTTTCATATTTTTTAGTAAGTAATAGATTTTTTATATTTGATTTAGTTTGCTCTATTGTTGTAAATGATTGATTGAAAGCGGTATTACCAATTTGTATAGGCAGTGTTATACCAATAGCATAATCATTATACTTTTCGGTATCTTTTACTAATTTTTGCCCTAATACAATTGCCATTACTTCTTTTTAAATCTTTTTACAAGTTCTGAATAATCCCTATTCAAAGCTTTATCTATTTCAGCTACTCCAGTGTTTACACCCAATCCAGTTGGTTGAGGTCCTTTAGCCATTTCACCATAACCCATTTTTTCAGCTAATGCACTTCCACCTGCAATTGAACCCATATCACCTTGTCCAAAATTCATTGTTCTAAAACCACCATCTCCCTGCGGAATACCACCTTTAGTTTCATTAAGGATTTGATTAATCATCGGGTTTTTACTGAATTGCTTTGTTGGTGCTACGTTTTGAACTACCGATTCTTTAATAGTATCATCTCCCAATATAGCCTTAGCCATTGAGATACTCTTTGATACTGGTTTTGGGGCTACCTTTGTTTCAGATAGCATTTTTTTCATTTCAGCCTTCACACCTTCCTTAATTAAAGCAGGTAATTGCTCTTTAAGCTCCTCTTTAATAAGAATTTGAATGGCTTCTAATAGTTTATCCATGTCCATAATATTCTATTCTTTGTTTGTTATGTTTATAAATATTTAAATTAAGTATTTTTGAGATTTAACCTATTTGGATATATTATAAATGTCTTGAAGTGTTGTTTCTGACGTAATTGTGTATCCCTGTCCTTTAAAATAATTAATTACAAAATTAGTATATGCTGTTGGGTTATTAGTACTTTTATACCATTTTCCGTTTTTATCTTTGCTCATAACAGGTGCATATGTTGACAAATATTTAAATAATGAATATGTTGTTTTATAATATGGAGATGTTCCTTTAAATACCCTTCCCAATACTTTATTCCATTGCGCCGCTATACCAGCCTCTAAAGTATCAAATTTTCCAATATGAATACCATCTGTACCAACATTACCAGGATTATTTGTTCTAAATGATAATGATCCTGGGAAATATCCTTCCATCATAGCTTGAGCTGCCATCAATACTCGTATTCCTTTTGGTTTATCTACGTGTACTTTTTCCATTGTTGGTACATATATTTTTCGTATTGTATCAGATGGACTTAAAGCTTTTCCTGTATATCCACTATAATCAAATCCATTTGGAAAATTTGGATTATTATTTTGTGTTTCGGATATTACTCCTGGAACATATAATATTGTATAATCTGGTCCATCTATTGCTAATGATTGTCCAGAATCTATATCACTACTATTTAAATCAAAATCATCTTTAGTATTTGTTGTTTGTACTAATTGTAATGTTTCACCTCCTAAAATCCATGGTGGTTTTGGTATATCATCTAAATCAATAGTAATGTTAGCTGATAGTTTTACTGATATTGGGGATGGGTCAATAAAATACCCAGTCCAATTTATTATAGCAGGACCAGGGGTTGCAAATGGTGGATATAACGAATTTGTAATAATAAATCCAGTAACCGTAGCTAAATGTGTTTGTGCATAAAATATAAAAATATCTACTAATGTTTGTGGTATTGTTGTTGGTGGAATTAAAAATGCAGGCTTCCATATGCCAGGAGTCATTACCATATTATAATAAACTCCAATATTTTGAACGGTACCAGGTGCAGGAATTATTGGTATTGGAAATTCATTTAAAACTGCTGAGCTCCAATATGCAATCACACCACCACCCATAGCGCCAACCAAATCATATGCCACTGTTGATAGTTGTCCTTGTTGTAATGCAAATTTAAATAATGTTTTCATCATTTCTACATTACCCTTCTTTACACTGGCCATACTAATAACATCCATTCCCCTTTTTATACAAGCATCATATTCTTCGGCATATGTCTTAGCTACTAAATCTATATCATTTATAGATTCAGGGTTTTCACTCATTCTTACAATATTTTGTTTAAATGTTACCCAAGACATCTTATGATAATTGAGTTCGTTGACTTAAAATACTATTCAATTTAGATTTAATCATACCAAAATCGGGAGAGTTTACAGGTCCTAATGCCGATGGTCCTGATGGTGTTAAATATTGTTGCTGTCCTATTGCATCTATTAACTCAGATAATATATCTACTAATTGTTGTCCTTTTACCATTGGTTCTAAATCCACACTACCAAAAAACATTGTACCATTTCCAGTTACAAAGTTTATATCCCTATCATTTGTTATAATATTAATATTATCACCAACACTTATATCAATACCACCTTGGTTATCAATTGACATTGAACCATCTGATATAAATCCATAATTCTTTTTTGAATAGAATAACATTTCACCACTTTTAGCAGATAATATTATTCTTCCAGAATTTAAAAGTAACTGGTCACCAATTAATTTTGTTGGATAATCTTCAAATGATTCTGGTTTTGTTTTAAAATCTCCTTTACCTTTATCATCCACTGTGCCTGGTATAAACCCTAATTGGTGTTCTCCAGATGTTAAAGCTATTATAGTACCATCTAAATTCACATCTTCCTCTACACTTTGTGTTTCTCCTAATTTTATATTATTAGATGATTCTCTATTTCTTATTATTATAGTTGGAGAAAACTTATTTTTTGCATTATTAAATCCAGAAAATCTAATTGATTGGCCGAATCTACTTTCTATTAAACTATCACCTTCATATAATTTTAATTTATGTATATTTTGTTGAGATTCATAATACTTACCAAACACATTATACAAAGATGAATTACTTTTATTTGTTTTGGGAATATTAGTATCTAATCTTTGTTGATATTCTTTAGATTGATTAGTATTTTCTTTTTTTTCTGGAAAATTATTAGATATAGCATTTTTAACTGCTGATATTGTTGGATTGTATTCTTGTGTAATTCTTTTATAAAAATATAATCCGGGACTACTTTCATGTATTTCCACAGATTCATTTATAATTGGTATATTTTTAAAATTTTTATCAAATGGATATGCTATTGGCAATTGAGATACATCAGTAATTATATTATTTTTTTTTCTGAATTTAATAGCTCCTATTAAAGAACTATTTGTTGCTAATGGATGCGAATCATCAATAATAATATCATAAACAATAGCTACTGTTCCTGATTTATTTACAAATTGGGATTCTAATATTATTGAATCTGATGAATCTATTGATATACTGTTTCCTAGTCTAGCCGAGCTTAAACCTCCTCCCATATTATTTCATTTTTTGTTTTAATTCATCTAATTCAAATTCTAAATCATCAACTCTTTCAACTTGCTCTTTTGTTTCTTCTAAATCTTTAAGTAATTGTTCTTTCTCAAATGCTGATAGAAATCCTTCTTGTCCTTCGGTTTTCTTTTCAGATGCTATAATCTTAGTTGCTATTGTTGCTAATTTAACCAATTGGTCATCGTTCCTAACTGAGCTATCAATCAGTCCACCAATTACAGGACCTAAAGTTCCCATATCACCGGCATGTCTAACCATTTTCTTTAGTTCCTCAATTAGAGCACTAATCTTTGTTTTTTTAGAAACTTGGTTGTTATAGATATCCTCAAAAAGACCACTTAATGATTTACCTTTGAATAATTCAAATTCTGTTGACATATTAATATATTTACATTTTGTATGTATATAAATATGATTCTATTAAAATGTTGAAATTAAACTGGGATTACTTCAATTGTAATCTTTGGTTGATATCCTTCAGGCAATTGTCTATTAATACCTTTGAATTCGTTTACCTTACCCTTAAAGTAAGTTATTTGTAATATACGGTCTGTCAGATTCATTACAGTTTGAGATGATGTAGACATTTCTTCCGTATCTCTTTTCATATTAAGGGCGGGTTTCTTTGGAAAGTATTCCTTTCTCATAGCCTGTGCTATTGCTTTCCAATCCTCTACTTTATCAACCGATTTTTCTGCTGATATTTTTCTCATTTTTGAACTTAGATATTTCTCACCACTTGTATATCCAGCATCGGTGAACATATGTCCGTGATTTGTACGAACAACAGGTGATTCAGAGTTTTGGAGTTTAACATCAGGCTTATGCTTTGATGTAGTTTCAATACTAACCATATGTTTTGTAGATGATACAAATGTATGACCTTTAAGAGATAATCCACTCTTGCCCTTATATGATAGTGCAGCTCGTACTGCATCAATTAAAGTAGGTTGCTTAATGATGTTTCTCATCTTATCACCATCAGGTCCAGGTTTACCAGCTTTCTTTACAAGCTTAGCTTCAGCTTCATCGTGTCCAACTAATAGTGCTGAGTTTACAACACCAATTCCGTTTTCGTTTAAACCCTCACTCCAATCCGTTATTAAATCATGTAGATATGCAACTTCCACACCATCAATGATAGTATGTACGATTTCTAAAGATGGATTATAAGCTCTATCTCTATTTTTAGCTAGGATAAACTTATCTTTAATTTCTTTAGATACGATTATGCACTCTGAAAGTTTCATTTAGAATCCTATTGAAATTACATCACCATCCGCTTCAACCCAACGAATCTTTAATGCTAATAATTTTTTAAGAGTATCAGCTCCAAAACGATAACCAGTTCCAAAATTGCCTCTTGCTGGAATATCTACAACCATTCCGTGAATACCAGCAAAAATTTGAGAATGGTCTGCACCAATTACTTTTTGAAATGCTACAACCTGTTTTTGTTGAATAGGTTTTAATTCTTTGAATTTTATTTCCGATGCTTCGTTTATTGATTCAACTTTAGCACCATCCAATCCACCATATCTAAGTGTGTATATATATTGATACAATTCAGGCCATCCACCTTTAACTGCACCAAAATCGTATTTATAGAATACTTTAGAACCAAAAGTTGCAGATGATGTTTCTTCACCTCTACCACCTAAATATGGTTCTTGCTTATCTTTGAATTTTAAGAAAGCCTTATATCCTCTCATTAAATCAGTATTTTTCTGAGCTAATGTAGTCATTATTTGCTTAACCTTTGGATATTTTTTTAAAAATGTTTCCACTGCTTTACTATCCACTCTACGAACTAAAATAGTTTCTTCGTTTAGTATATTTTTTAACTTTATCATATTAAAATGCTCCGTTTAATTCTTTAGCTGCATCAGAACCATATTTTGATTTAAATTTATCCATCAAATCTTTTAACACACTACTTCTATATTTAGAAATCTCCGTTGGCATTGAACCTTCTATTGTATGTATTGTTTCTACTGCCTGTAATTTTTTAACAGATTTAGTATCATTTAAAAATGTTGCTAATTCTATTACAGAACCAGTATGGTCATTTCTATCAGTTAGTTTAGCTATCTTAGCCACTATTTGTTTAGTATCTAAAGATTCGGTTACTTTAGGTTTTCCAGTTACAATACCCATTAATTTTATCATCTTATTTCTTTAATTTAAGTTTCCAATAAACACCACCTCTTACATATGGAGTAAATCCACCATTTGTACCATCGGTTGTTTGATTAGTAACGCCTAAACCCAATTGGTATATCTTATCTTTCTTAGTATTGATTAACACACCGGCTCCTACTGAACTTACAAAATCTGCTTTATTGAATCCACCCTCTAAACCATAAAATAATTTAGTCTTTGGTAATTCTTTTACAATTGTAGTTTCTTTGATAGTTCTTTGCTTAACACTTGCGTTGAAAGTTCTACCTAATATTTTGTTTTGTGAAATAGTATCATTTAAAGCAACAATACCTAATGAATCAGGTAAAACTAATGTATCTTTGTATAATACTTTTGAGTAATAGTCTTTTAATAAAGCCATAGTATCAATAACCGCTGGAATGATTACTTCTTTCTCTACGATTGTTTCATGGTAGATATCTTCACCTTTTTTAGTTACCACTTTAGTTTTCACAATATCAATAGTATCAATTTCGTGCTTAATTACTTCATATGCTTTACCAGCTATGAATACTTTCTTACCTGGCATAACTCCACCTGGGTTAAACCACTCCAATAAAACGAATATAATCAATACTGCGATTGCTATATTCTTAAAGTTCAACAAATTTTTCATAATATATTTGATTTATGTGTATAAATATTGATTTATTCTAAAATATCATTTTTGACCCAATTTGGATATTATTTAATAAAGAAAAACTATCCCCAAAGGACATTGCTGCTTTATACGATGCTGAAAATCCAAATCTTTTACTTAATTTGTAATCATATCCCAATCCTACCATTGCGCCCGGTATTCTACTTACAGTACTTCCACCAGTCACAGTATTCCAAGCTAATGGAGATTGCATTACAAATACTTGCGGAGTTAGGGTAACCTTTCTACTATAAGGAAATGGTTTCATCCAAAATCCTACTGCAGATGAACTTAAACTAACATCATATCCTCCAGTAACTGCGTTTTGCATCATTAAAGTAATTATACCAACATTGTATCCAAATGTTCCGTATTTAGGGTGAGGTTTAATCCAAGTGTATCCGTTAAGATTCATTATAGTTCCTTTAAGATATGCAAATGTAGTTCCGTATGAATGTATTGCGTTCAATTGTCCGTTCTCAAAATCCATCTTTGTAATACCACCACTTAAAGCAAATTGATTTAGGGTACTCCATATAAGTGCGGTAGCTGAATATGATTTATCTCCCATCAATGAAGATTTAGATACACCCACACTCATCATTACAGCATACTTACCTTCCGCATCTTCCGTACCAGCCAAATCAGATGCCATCATCATTGGATTTGCTACTGTTTTCTTTTTTTCCTCTTTTTTCTTTTCTTCCTTCTTCTCCTCTTTCTTTTCTTCTTTAGATTCTTCCTTCTTCTCCTCTTTTTTCTCCTCTGACTTTGATTCTTCTTTCTTTTCTTCTTTGCTTTCCGATTTAGTTTCTTCTTTCTTTTCTTCAGTCTTACTTTCCGATTTACTCTCCGATTTTGATTCAGATTTCGTTTCAGTTTTAGTCTCCGTTTTGGTTTCAGTCTTTGTTTCCGTAGATGAAGATGAACCACTACCAGAACTGCTCCCAGAACCTCCAGAACTACTGCTTCCTGATGAGGAAGCCGGTGGTGGGGTAGAACTACTACTTGATGTTGGTGGAGGGGCTGATGCCGTTGGTGGAGGGGCTGTTGGTGGTGGTGGAATTGCCGCCGTTGCTGATGAACTAGCTGCTGCACTTGCTGATGAAGATGCCGCAGAACTAGCTGATGAACTTGCCGCTGAAGATGCTGATGAACTTGCTGCTTTTGCTGCCGCATCGGCCGCTGCTTTTGCTGCTGCATCAGCTGCTGCTTGTGCTGCTGCCGCTGCTGCAGCTGCCGCTGCGGCCGCTG